CACTTAGAGGCACAAGCCGGTACCGGGGGCGGTATTTTACCAAACCTCAAGGGCGAGAATATCATGAAGCTCTTGTTCTGTCTTCTGGAAATGGGCATGCAAGATGCGGCTACTGGGTTTAACCTTGGCAACGGTCCGAAGAACTCCCCCGATTGGGAGAATTTTGTGGGATTGCCAGATGGAAATACCTCCCCCAACTTGGGACACGGATCAAACAGTTTTGCTGCCTTCATTGGTAACCCTGTTGACTTCAAAAAGACGAAGGACGAGGGGATGGTGTTTCCTGACTCGATACTTACATATGCGCAAGGCGACCCAGATCCCCGCGATCCCCGCAACACTATTCCGGATGATCTGAGAGGCTCCATATTCCCCAAGTTCAGCATGGATGGGGTGGACTTCACTGGCACACTCTTGGGTCTTCTGATGTTGCCGCCCGGGCCTTTCGGTATTGTATACCTTCTGCTGATGCTATTGGGTAAAGAACTGGAAGACGCCCTTACTCCCGATGAAGACGGAACCGCCACCGATGGACCGACAAATGTTTCTGAGGAACAATCTGGAGAACGATGTTAATTATAGAAAGGAGAGAATAGAATGTCTGGAATATCACCGAGATTACCATTATTAGTCAGCCCTGTAGACGGAGCATATGGATTGCTTAAAAACTATACCCACGTGGCAAAGCAGAATTTCAAAATGCTGCTTTTGACAAGCCCCGGGGAACGTATTATGAATCCAGACTTTGGAGTAGGGATTAAACATTACTTCTTTGAAAATAACGGGCCCCGTACATACTCAGATATCAACGATCGTATTGTTCAACAAACTAAAACTTATTTGCCCTTTATACAGCTCAATAAGATTGATTTTTCAATCCCAGAACACGAACTAGACCTACATCCACACCAATTATCGATTGCCATAGAATTTACAATTCTTCCCTTGCAGGTAACTACTACCCTGCAAATTGGATTTTAGAACTAATTAATAACGGACTTTTCCCATGCCAAAGAAACTACAAGCTATAGATTATACCAGCCGCGATTTTGATTCGATTCGTAAAGATCTTGAAAATTACGCAAAACGATATTATCCCAATACTTATAAAGACTTCAGCGAAGCCTCTTTTGGTTCTCTTATGCTGGATACGGTCGCCTATATAGGTGACATCCTGTCCTTTTACGTAGATTACCAGGCAAATGAAAGCTTTCTAGATTCTGCCATTCAATATAGTAATGTCGTGCGCCACGCGCGACAGTTTGGTTTTAGGCTTCCAACTAGCCCTTCCGCTTATGGAGTTTTAACTTTTTATATTAAGGTACCTGCAGCAAATGTTGGCGGTGGACCAGACCTGAGATACGCCGGCACGATGCGCGCCGGATCTGTTTTTGGATCCACAGGAGGAGGGTCTTATACCCTTCTGGAAGATGTTGATTTTTCTAAACCTTTTAATCAAGTTGTTTCCGGCGAATCGAACCCAACGAATGGGGATGCTACATCATATATTATTCGTGCTTTGGGTCGAGCAGTCTCTGGGCATGCAGCTGTTGAAGAGCGGACCATTGGAAATTTCCAGCGATTTTTGAAAGTTAATTTATCGCGAGCAAATGTCGCCGAGGTGATGAGTGTCACTGACACCGAGGGTCATGAATATTATCAAGTAGATAATCTATCCCAAAATACAATTTATAAAGCGATTCGCAATACTGACTCCAATAGTTCCACGGTAGCTAGCATCCTTAAGCCTGTTCCCGTCGCGCGTCGTTTTGTATTAGAACAAACAGCTACTGAATCCTTTCTACAATTTGGATATGGCTCCGACTCCGAGCTGCTGAGTAATTCAGTTCTTGACCCGACGTCGCTTATGCTTGACCTAAATGGTAGAAATTACATCACTGATAGTGATTTTGATCCTACTCAATTAATAAGTACAGACAAATTTGGTATTGCCCCAGCTAATACAACCTTGCGCATCTCATATCGACTTAATTCAAATGTAGACGTAAATGCTGCAGTTAGTACTGTTACAAGTGTTACCAGCGCAACATTCCGATTTCTAGATCAGGCTAATCTTGTAAGGAGTACGCGTGATAGTGTGGCAAGCTCGTTGGAAGTAACTAACGAACAACCATTTGTGGGGAGCATTAATCTTCCTTCAGCTACGGAAGTACGAGAACGCGTACGAGGACACTTCGCTGCACAGAACCGCGCGGTAACGGCTGAAGATTATCAAGCCATTGTATATGGCATGCCCGGGGCTTTTGGAGCAATCCACCGCGCTCGAATTGTGAAGGATTTCGATGAGTTTAAGAGGAATCTTAACCTTTATGTTATTTCAACCGACAGTAGCGGAAAGCTCATTGCTTCAAACTCTACTTTAAAAAATAATCTTAAAAATTGGCTTGGACAATATAGAATGGTTAATGATACGCTAGACATCCTAGATGCAGAAGTAGTAAATTTTGGAATTAAATATCAAGTTGCACTCGAAACAACTGCCAATAGGTACACTATTCTTAATAAAGCCAACAATCGACTGGCTGCGTACTATAATGATAGACCATATGATATTGGAGAAAGCATAGTGATTTCTGATGTTTTTCGTGAGTTGCTCAAGGTACCGGGTATTTTAGATGTCTACGATGTTCAGATTGTCGCTAAACAAGGCGGACCCTATTCAGAAAGCAACTATGATTTTTATAGTAATCTGTCTTCGGATGGTCGTATGATTAGAGCCCACGAGACAACTGTGTTTGAGTTAAAGTTCCCAAACACTGATATTAAAGGATCGATTAGATAATGGCCATTGCTCGTTACGTCGCAGATGCCGACACTACTATCACTAATGCTTATGAAGCTGATCTCTCTACTCGCGGTACGGGATCTAATATGGGATATGCCGATTCCATTGAAGTTTTCTCTATTTATGGACAAACCTCTGGATCTGCCGGACAATCTCAAGAGCTTTCACGCGCTCTTATGCGGTTCCCTATTGCTTCTATCATCTCGGATCGTGCAGCCGGCAGCATTCCGGCGTCTGGTAGTGTTTCATTCTACTTACGAGTCTATAATGCAGCACATCCTTTCACCTTACCACAAGATTTTAATTTGACGGTCGCGCCCGTGTCTCGGTCTTGGACAGAGGGTACCGGTCTCGATATGGATGAATACAAGGATCTCGGAACTTCTAACTGGCTCAGAGCAACTGATTCCGTTGATTGGACCAGCATTGGAGGAGATTATATCACGACTGACCCGGGCTCAACTTATTCTATTACGTTCGAGCGCGGTTATGAAGATATTGAGCTAGATGTAACCAGAATTGTTGAGCAATGGGTCGACAGCACCTATGACAACTATGGATTTGGAATTCGCCTCGCAACCACCGATGAAGCTTATTTTTCTAGTTCAACTGGCGCTGACACTTCCGTCCTGATTGATAATCCTACCGGAGCCCAACAGTCCTATTATACCAAGAAGTTTTTTGCGCGTTCAACTGAATTCTTTTTCAAGCGCCCGGTTATCGAAGCACGCTGGGATTCTCGTGTCTCGGACGATCGAGAAAATTTCTATTATTCTAGCTCTCTGGCGCCTGCTCAGGACAACATTAATAAACTATATTTATACAATTACGTACGCGGCCGTTTGGTAAACATTCCTGTGGTTGAAAACGGGAACACTCTGATGGTTTCTCTTTTCTCAGGTTCGACCGCCCCTACCGGCTCAAAGTTAACTCTATATGACGGCAATTTCAATACGACAGCTTCTTGGGTATCCAGGGGGGTTTATTCCGCCGACATGGCCATAACTGCAGCACTTTCGACGGATCTACCAAAGGGGTTGACCGTCATGTATGATGTGTGGCATAACGACACCACCGGTGCACCCCTGGGTCTCGGGACAATCCAGTATTTTACTGGCTCGATCTTCCCGGAGCACATGCCCACCTACGACACGGCGCCGACCTTCCAAAGAATTACTAGCTGTAGAAATCTCAAAAAATCTTATTCGACTGCTGACACAGCTCGATTTAGATTCTTTGTGCGCGATAGAAATTGGAATCCCACCATCTATGTAAAGGCTAACGCAAATAATCCAACTGATATTATTACGAGTGCCTCATACAATGTGCGCCGGGTCACTGATAACTATAATGCGGTCCCATATGGCACAGGTTCGGAATACAGTACATATTTGTCATACGATAAGCAAGGTAACTATTTCGATCTCGACATGTCACTATTGGAAGCTGGATATATGTATACGATAAATTTATCCTATTATAATGATAGTATAGGAGCATGGCAAGAACAACCACAAACGTTCAAATTTAGAGTTGATTGATAATTAAAGCATGAGTTTAAAGGACTACTACGAAAAAGCAAAATCTCTTCAAGCACTATCGAACAAATCCGCTGCCGAAATAGGCGAAGAAGTAGAATCTGCTGCATATCATACCGAGGATATAATCCGCGAAGAGCGGTTTATTCCCCAGGTTAATTTTAAATATCCTAAAAACTTCGCTCGGTATGGCTCTGCTGAAGAGTATTACGCTCAGTCGTTACGGCGCATTTATGAGGATTATCCTTATGACGGATCGCTCCGCGAAAGATTAGAGTGGGAGAATAAATCCACTTATTTAGATCTACATGTTTTCGAGAATGAGTACCCACGTACTACAGGGTTTATTGATCTATCAGCCAATGGGTGGGGAACACTAGATTCAGAGACCAATGGTTATGGACTCCCAGACGATTTAGAATATATCTATCTCGCCGGCGGGCCTCATGTGAATCCAAGCGGGATGACCCCCTATTCAACTCAACTTACCGGTGCCAATTATTATGACCAGAGTTTAAATAG